AGAACATCTTCGAGCTTGTGTGTGCAGAAAATCCAAACCCAGAGAAGTTCAAGAGCTTCCTGAGTGACTTTGGAATAATGGGAGCATCAGGTGAGGCGTGATGGAAACAGTAATACGGAAAGTAATTGTTGGCTCAGACCCGAAGCGGGGTCTTGCGTGGGTTGTTGGGCAGTCTGTTGGAGACGGCAAGATTAGCCACATACATCAAGACGACAAGGGAGACATTTTAATTTTCGTTCTCATGGACGGGGAAGAGTTCTTGTGGAAGCACATCTCCAAGAACACCTCCTTCATCTGCGAGAATGACCTTAAATTTTAATTTATGAAACCAATCAGAGACTTCTTGGTAGAGATACCAAAGAGGTTCAAGGACGAGATTGAGCTGTCTGACGGCAGCAAACTCTGGCTTGCCTCAAAGTATCAGGAGTTTAATAACAGAGTGACATCTGCTAAGGTGATTGCCATCCCTGCAAAAGACGACATGGGCGTTGAGGTGGGAGACGAGCTATACTTCCACCACCACGTTGTCACCACCCTCGACAAATACTCTCAGGAGCTTGAGGAGAAAAAGTTTAACGTACGCCCAGACCAAGCCATTGCACACAAGAACAAGGACGGGGTGATAAAGAGCTTGGGTGAGTGGGTACTTGTAGAGCCTGTAGAGCAGAATGACAAGCTACAGTCTGAGGTAATTGAGATTATTCAGGAGAAGACAAACTCCATGGGCAGGGTGAAGTACATGAGTAAGGACTACCACGATGTAAAGGAGGGCGACCTCGTTGAATTTTCAAAAAACTCCGACTACGAGATTGAGATAGACGGAGAGCCTATGTGGAGGATGCTCTACACAGATATGTTGTTCGTATGGCTGGAAGAGGACGACCAATAAAGTTTAAGGAGGTAGATGCAATAAAGAAGCTCCAGAAAGCTATTGAGTCTGCCATAGAGAACACCACCAGCGAGGTGGCGAGGGGCGTAGACCCCGAAACAACGGGAAGCGCACGGAAGGCAGAACTACAGTCCATCAAGCAGGCGGCACTCGATGCCAGAGAGCTGATTGTAGAACACCAGAAGCTCACAACGATGCTTGAGGAGTTGAAGGAGTCCAGCAAGTCTGGTAGCGAGATAGACTGGAGTGGTGGATTTGCAGAAGAATTTAGTGATGGCTAATCCCACCATTACCCCCATAAACAGCCTCTAATGATGGATACGCCCATCAAAATATGCCCAAACGGAACAGAGGGTGAAGTGGTGGAGATAGAGGGACTGAAGGTACAGCTTCCCCAAAAGCCCTTAAAGAAGGACATCTGGTTCTCGGACAAGCCCAAAGCGCAGCAACACTGGCGCACCCCTGTATTCCCAAAGGAGCTTACAAGAATAAGTGGTCAGGACGAGTTCAACGAGCTGCCCGCCAAGCTCAGGGAGACGTACTCCAAAATAATAAGGGAGGACTTCCGTAGGCGAAGGGAGGGGATATGGTTCATGAATAATGGACACCCCACATACATCACGGGCAACCACTACTTTATGCTCACCCACTACAAGCTGGATGTGGGGCATGGAAATTTTTTGCAGTTTCAGAGAAAGCTGTTCCTGCATTGGCAGGCTTGTGAGATGGACGGCAGGAGCATAGGGCAGGTGTTTACTAAGTGTAGACGTTCGGGATACTCGAATATGTCTGCCTCTATTCTGCTTAATGACGGCTCTCAGGTGAAGGACAAGCATCTGGGTATTGTGAGCAAGACGGGAGACGATGCCAAGAACGTAGTTTTCATCTCCAAGGTGGTGAATGGCTTTAGGAATATGCCTTGGTGGGCAAGACCAATATTCGATGGCACTACCAATCCGAGGGCAGAGCTGGCGTTCCGCACACCGTCTAAGCGTGTGACAAAGAAGTCGAGGACGATACAACGAGACGAGGCTCTCAACACGATAATCGACCACAAGAACACCACGACAAACGCCTATGACGGAAGCAAGCTGTACAGGCTACTGATGGATGAGGCAGGGAAGTGGGAAACCTGCGACCTGCAAGACTTCTGGCGAATCAATCGTACCTGCCTTATTGTAGGGCGTAGGATTGTGGGAAAGGCACTTGTGGGCAGCACCGTCAACCCCATGAGCATGGGAGGCAGTGAGTTTAAGAAGCTGGTGGAGTATTCCAACCCAAACGAGCGCAACGAGAACGGCAGGACGAAGAGTGGGCTGTACAGCATATTCATTCCAGCATACGAGGCGTTGGAAGGATTTTTTGATAAACACGGAAACCCTATTATAGATGACCCCAAAGAACCCGTACAAACTATTGATGGAGACTATGTAAGCATAGGAGCAAAGACGTTCCTAAAGAATGAGAGAGAGGCGTTGAAGGGAGATGCGAAGGAGCTGAATGAATTTATTAGGCAGTTTCCATTTACAATGGATGAGGCGTTTAGAGACTCACTTGACACATCAACATTTAACGTAGCGAAGATATATGACCAACTTGATTATAATAGTACTCTCTATCCATTTCCTACCCGTACTGGTAATTTTGTTTGGAAGAATGGGGAAAAAGACACGGAAGTAGTTTTCATGGACGACCCTAATGGGAAGTTCAATGTGAGCTGGATGCCGAACGCTGAGATGAGAAATAAGAAGAAGAGCGAAAGGAATCAGCTTATAAGCCCACACGACTTCGTGTTCGGTGGGGTGGACTCCTACGACATCGATGAAACCGTGGATAACAGAGGCTCTAACGGTGCGTTCCACATATACACGGGGTTCACGATGAGTGGGGACATCCCCTCAAACCAGTTTGTTCTGGAGTATGCGACACGCCCACCGCTGGCGAGGATATTCTACGAGGACGTTCTGATGGCTACTTTCTTCTATGGAGCGAAGGTGTTGATAGAGAACAACAAGTACGGGATAGCGAGGTACTTTGAGAGTAGAGGGTATATGGGTTATCTTATGGACAGACCGAAGAGCTTGTCCACGGGGAATAGTAATGTTAAGGTGAAGACCAAGGGCATACCGTCCAACTCAGCGGAGATAATACAGAGCCACGCACAGGCTATCGAGAGCTTCATCCACCACCATGTGGGCTACGATGAGGAAGGCAATGCAGGGAAGATGTTCTTTGACAGGACACTGAACGATTGGATAAACTATCGTATAACGAAGAGGACGAAGTATGACCTCACGATTAGTTCGGGTTTGGCGTTGCTTGCAAGCCAGAATTATGTGAAGCCCAAGCCACCTGCTAATACCTCTGATAAGCAGTTCTTTAGGCGATTCAAATTCAACTCGTAAAGCACTATCTTTGTGCAATATTATTTTTCCGTAAATGTACAGTAAGCAGGAGGGAGACAAGTTTGGACTAAAATCATTCCCAGACCCGTTAGCAGACCACGCTACCAAGTGTAGTAAGTCTTACGGACTGACGTATGCTAAAGCTATTGAGAGTCAGTGGGGGAGTATAGATGACGAGGCTTCTTTGTACAGACGGAGGCTAAAAGAATTTGAAAGGAACAGAGACTATGCAAACGGTACACAGGACACCTCAGTATACAAGCAGATACTTACGAGTCTTGACCCTAACGCTGGTGATGGCAGCCTGCTTAATATTGATTGGCGACCTGTACCTATTGTTCCTAAATTCGTAAACATTGTAGTCAATAAGATACTCTCAAGGAAGCCATATCCAAACCTTGAGGCTGTTGACCCCCTATCACAAACACAGAAGGATGGTAAAAAGAATTATATCAAAGCTGCTATCAAGCAAAAACCTCTTCTTGAGGAAGCTAAACAGCTTGGGCTGGATATTGAAGTTGAGCCAGACCAGCTTCCAGACACTCCTGAGGAAGTTGAAATCTTTATGGACAGCTTTATCAAAACTGATGCAGAGGTTGCTGCACAGTTAGCGACAGAAATGACGTTGGAGTGGAACGACTTCAATGACTCTATCTATAGGCGGTGTGTGGAGGACTTGGTGAATGTTGGGCTTGCTGTCACAAAGCGTGAGAACGACCCCAACTACGGCATCACAGAGAAGTATGTAGACCCCATCAGTTTCATCCACAGCTTCACGGAAGACCCCAACATGAATGACATCATGTACTGTGGGTATGTCCGCAAGATGACGATACAAGAGCTGAAGAGGATAGCTGGTGACCAGTTCACGGAGGACGAGTACAAGAAGATTGCAATGACTGTCCGCAACAGATATGGCAACAGCTCCTCTAAGCTCGATTCACGATACTACGACAAGAACATCCAAAGGTATTCGTACGGCTATGACGAGTACACGATAGAGGTGCTGGACTTTGAATATAAGAGTACAGACGAGGTGTTCTTTGAGGACAAGGAGACACGCTTCGGAAACCGTGGGTTCTACTACAAGGGATACTCCTACAAAGAGCCTAAAAACTCTGTGTATGAGCGTAAGCCCAGTGCCATGAATATTGAAACCCTGTGGGGTGGTAAGTACATCATCGGCACAGATAAGCTGTTTGACTACGGCATGAAGATGAATGTGCCACGCAACGTCCACGACATCTCTAAGTGCCGTTTCTCGTTCTCGTTCTCCTCTGTGAATTTACGCAGGATGATTCCCAAGTCTATGACAGGGCAGGTGATTGGTTTTGCTGATATGCTTCAGATTACGCATTTAAAGTTGCAGCAGAGCATCGCTAAAGCAAAGCCTGACGGACTCATAATTGACGTTGAGGGACTGGAGAATGTACAGCTCGGAAAGGGTGGTGAGCTTCAGCCTCTGGAGATACAGGACATCTACGAGCAGACGGGTGTCTTCTACTACCGTAGTAAGAATCCAGAAGGTGGATTCCAGAACCCTCCTGTGCGTGAGATAGGGAACTCTATACGAAATATAAACGAGCTGATAGGGCTGTACAACCACTACCTGAGGATGATACGGGACAGCACTGGTATCAACGAGGTGATGGATGGAACTTCTCCAAAGGGAGAGCAGCTCGTTGGTGTTCGTCAGCAGGCTATGCAGGCTGGCAACAATGCTATTTATGGTATTGAGAACGCTTCGATGATACTATACAAGAAGGTGTGTCAGGACATCGTTAGAGCTTTGCAAATCCTCCCGCCAAAGTCTGTTGTCTACCAAGCTTACGAGAAGGCTATCGGTAAGACGAACATGAAGGTGGTGAGCAGCTTCAGAGACCTGCCTATGTACAACTTCGGGGTGTTGGTGAGCAAGGAGATGGACGATGTGGACAAGGCTTATTTGGAACAGAACATTCAGGTGAGCTTGTCTCAAAAGGAGCTGGATATTGAGGATGCCATTAACATCCGTAACCTAAAGGATGTCAACCAAGCCGAAAGGCTTTTGATTGTAAGGCGCAAGAAGCGCATGAAGGCGTTGCAGGAGCAGGCGGCTGCAAACTCGCAGGCACAGGCTCAGGCAAACGTGCAGAGCATACAGGCTAAGTCACAGGCAGACGCACAGATGCAGCAGCTAAAGAATCAGGGTGAAGCCCAACTGGAGCAGTTGAAGGCGCAGCTTGAGGCACAGCGTATGCAGATGAGGCATGAGATGGAGAAGGAGCTGAAGGCTATGGAGCTTCAGATGGCTCAGATGAAGATGCAGCAAGACCAGCAGTTTAGGGAGGGCTTAGAGATGAAGAAGGACGACAGGAAGGACAAGCGTGTTGCAAAGCAGGCTGTAGAGCAGAGCAAGCTGATTTCACAAAGACAAGGCAAAAGAGAAGAACTTTCAGAACGTGAGGAGGACATCCTCGATATACTAACCCAAGAATAAAAAGC